GAACACAATACCACAAGGAGGTGATATTATGCACATTGATATGCCAGAGACCGTTTATTGGGATTCCCAGTCGGTATTTATTCATCAGGCTCCTGATGAGCCCGAGGAGTGGTACCATTACTGGTTATGTCCCCCTGAAGACAGGAAGTATTCTGATGATGAATCAGGATCTTTGTTCTTTAGGGAACGGCGTCGAAAAACATACAGCGATGTATGTCATTCGAAAGTGGTAGGCACTCGGAATTCCGAAGTGCTAGAGTACACGACAACGGGTGCTTGGAAAGTCAAAGAGAATCATTATATTGGTTCGAATTTGACTGTTGAAAGCCCCGGATCTGAGAGTCCAGGTAGGCAATTCGCCGGTTGCAATATTTTATGCAATGGTGAATATGCCCTAATCCTTACTTGTAAGATCGTCGATGAGGACCATTACGTTAATAGATACATATCTACTAACTGGAAGGCCCTTCGGTTTAACAAGAAGAACTGGTCTAGAGCCTCTGCTTTTTATCAAGAGACTCGTCTGGATTTTCGCGTTAATACCAACACTGAACAGTGGCGTGTACGGCGGAATGGAGATAACTTCCAATTCGAGTCACTAGTCCAGCCCTTTGTCCAACTAATTGATTTAGATAGACTAAGGGATAGAGATTTAAAGTATAGTAGGGAATTTGGTCTCTACTTACTAGATGTCATGGGAGACCTGTTTAAGCATTGGTTTGCTGAAAACAGGAACTTCACCGGAAACATTACGAATCTCTCGTCCGTACATCCGACACGGGTTAATTCTGAAACTACCCAATTCCTATTTAATGAACCTTATGTCATTATGGATCATGTTGATGACATGCTCCTAGGAAGGGGAACTGAACATTACTTTCGTAATGTCGCCATTCAGAATGCCTATCTCGATGCGATCATGAATGTGCCTAGGATGAGTGATAACCATATCTCTACTATATTAGAGATAATTGGTTTCATTAAATCTCTAGTGATCGACAAGAGAGTTGAGTTGCCCAAGTCCATATCCGATGGCTGGCTGGCATACAGATACCAGTATAGCACGACGAAAATGGACGTTGAAGAAGCGATAAGCTATGTGAATAGACGTATTCACCTCAAGGACGACTCTCCTATTAAATGTTACGGCCAACATACTCTCGAGTATGAGGGCAGTACAGTGCAATCTCGTTGTGAATTTCTAGTTCAGAACAAGGTTCTTAGTACGGTTAAGAAAATATGGCTAGCCCTTACACAATATGGGCTTGCTCCATCCTTCTATGTGGTTTGGGATATGATTCCCTTTTCCTTTATAGCGGATTGGTTCTTACCGATACAAAGCATAGTAAATGCTTGGGACGCCCAGCATCGTGTAGAGGAGTTTTATGAAATTAAGGATATTAATTTCAGTTTATCGTATGATAGGGTTGGTACCATATCAGTCGATAAAACTCATTTTTACACAAGGTGGTTGTCGGAAACACCTATTCCACTATGCGGTTGGTATTTCATGGAAGGGGATGAAGTATCCGATAAGACTTTCGGATATCGCATCCTCGATGCAGCCTCATTAATTTTGGGGTAGAAAGGAGGACGTTATGTCCAAACAAAGCAGTTTTGGTTTTACCAACACTAGCCTGGGAACACATGACGTTGGCCAGATTGCTCTAGGTCTTACGTCAAATTATTCCCTGCAGGAAGACGCTGCCGATGTTGTCAAAATGAACAATAAGACAGCGCCAATTGATAAGGAAGAATTGATTTCTTTCAGATCAAGAACCGGAAAGAAGATAGCTACTGAATTAAATATTCAGTATCCTTCTCCGGTTTCGAACACTGTTGAATACAGTGTCCGTGTCGATGATGTACTCTCAACTACGGATAGTACGGATGCAAATTATCGCATTGACGAACCTATAGTTGTAAGTATTGCATTTAGACACCCAAAATCTGGTAACATTACCAGTACTCATGTTGCTACAGTCCTTCAGAGAGCAATTTCGGCTCTTATGAAAGCTGATGGTACATGGAGAATGGATGACCTTATGAGGTCTGCAGAACGTCCTGTTGTTGATTAGTCAGAAAGAACAGAAAGGAGGTGCTCTGATGGTAGAGCACAAGTTACTTGAGATGTTCTCCCTAACGGAGGCTCAAGGGGTTGCGAGGAAGGACGCCCCTTCGCAATCCACAAAGGTTGGTGCGTACGTGGAAAAGAACACTCTAACATACTATGTATTATTAAATACATGGTCATTAGTGTGGAAGAATTTTTCACGCCATACCGCAATTCGGCACAAGGCAAATATATTGTCTAAGGGGCTTATTCCTGTTATACAGGAATGCCAAGCCGAAGCGACAAGAATCATTAACGAGGAACCATTATCACCGCTTGGAAAAGCGCTGTATAATGATCTCAAAACTACGATACCCGATGTTGATCATATATTGATCAGTAACGGTGATATTTCGTGGGATGATGACGCAAAAGCGTTGTTCTTACTTCGGTATCCTAAGCGTTTCTCACCGTCTGGTAATGATATTACTAGCGACGAAACTATTAAGGATTTCTTGAGATATGAACACCGCACCAGAATGTTTCAGCGCAATTGTAGCTATAGTTATAGCTACATATCTCGTATGGTCCGTGAGGAGATACGGGATATGTATGATTGGGATACGATCTGTAAAAAGATTGATAAAATCGATTCAGTTTGTATACCCATGACTACAGGCGCAGCCGCTGATGCCAAAGCAGCAAATGGTTATAAGCTTGAAGCTATTCTGAATTCTGGAGCCCATGAGGACTACTTCATGCCAATATTTGGTATGTGGACACTGCCCAGACCAGCTCAGACAGTCGCAAGACCGTCAACAGCTGTTATCCGAGCGGTTCCAAAGTCCTATAAAAGCTCACGGATTATTGCAATGGATGACTCGTACAACCTTGCATATTCGCAAGAGATTGAACGGATATTCCGGTTGCATGATACTATTGATCGCTCTGGTATTCGTCTAGAGGATCAAAGTATTAATCAAAAGTTAGCAAATATTGGTTCTATTTATGGAACCATTGCTACTCTTGATGCATCACATGCTTCTGATCTGATTTCAAGATCACTGTTTGTCGATGTATTCCCGAGTGCATACGTACATCGCGTTTTACCTTTATTACCCAAGAATATCTTAATTCCTGAGAAATTTGGTAGATACGCAAGTCAGGCCGGTGGTCGTATAAGACCTCTGGAAATGGCTAGTACGTCGGGACATACTCTCACATTCAGGCATGAAACAATAGTTTATAAAGCTATTGTAAGTTGTGCTCTGAAGGTATATGAATCACTAACCCGACATAAACCTGAGTTTTCTATAGCTCATGCTTACGGAGACGATTCAATTATCTCTGCAGAAGCTGCAGAGGTAGCGATCCATTTCTTTAGTAGACTTGGACTCATTATTAATGAGGATAAGAGCTATTGGAATGGACCGTTTCGTGAGAGTTGCGGGAAGGACTACCTAAATGGTATCGATGTAACGTCCATTTATTATCCTCGATTCCCCGTTGTTGGGAATATTAAAGGAGATAAAGTGACATTATATTCGACCACATATCGAGACACATATCGAGGAAAGATTGATAATTCCTTGACTATGTTAATCGATTTGCAAAAGAAGCTCTTCCCGTACAGCTATGATGCTGCTCAGTTTGTGGCATCAATAGTTAAGCAGGCTCACCCGAAGATGACCTTTTCATCAGCCGGTGAAGTTTGCACGGATATGTGGGATTATGCTGCTTTCGGTCGTCGCCGAAAGATTCCACATGTACTCCCTCTTTCATCATCCGATGGTAGCGAGCTGCATACTGCAGTTTCCTTATTTTACGATCATTTATCGCAAAAGGAGTTTCGTACCAATCGCTCCAATATTATTGGAAGGCCTTTCTATCTTGATATAGATGGAATGCCTATGATGAATGGCGAAGAGAGAAGTACATTCTTCCGTCTTGCGGACCTTGACGCTTTGCACTGCGTTCCAAGGGTCGTAAGTAAAAGCTCTACTCGTAATTTCTCAAAGAGTCAAGTGGCACTGTATAATTGGTGGAAATATTACAATTTCCTCAAATACGGTCCACGTTACGATGATGAGCTGCTGCGACTCTTGAACATATCTTCTAATGTTCAGAGTATCCAAAGTTTCTTTGGAGAAGCGGC